AGGTGCGTATGTCCGTCACCATAGGCGTTTCCATCTGTTCCGGTCCAAACTCGTAACAATGGAAAGTTAGCCGTCGATGGCGATGATGGGGTGCCAGTCGCGCTACCAGAATACATAGCATCTAAAATTTTAAAAGATTTCAATCCGGAAGAAGTGACAGCGCCTACGGGCTGGGCATTAGAATAAAATGAATATACTCCATCAGAGTCCCATTTAAATCCGGTATCACTATCACCCAAAGCAATAGATTTTATGCCTAAATCAGAGTATCCAATGTTATTGCTGCCTACAGATACAGCTAAAGAACGGGTAATTGAAATTTCTCCGCCAGCAGCGGAACCGTCGCCGAATCCACGCATAGAAAACAGTTTTAATTCTGGACCGGCTCCAGAATAATATCCAAGCTCAGTAGGAGCGCTATTTCTTTGGTCCATTAAAGCATGGAAAATGGATGAATGTGCATGAGCTCGAGCTTTCCACAAGTAGTTAACACCGTTTGCGTCGCCTGTGCCTGAATACGACTGGTTAGTCAGCGAAGTATAATCATATGTGCCAAATGGTTTACCATCAAAACTGATAATATTAGTCCGCATACTGTTAGAACGAACTTCTAATGCAGCTTCTAAATTAGCAACTTGCAGGCGTCCATCACCCCAAAATGTAAAGGTGTACCGGCCTTGATCAGCGGCAGTACCATTTTGTACACGAATTTTTAATGTACCAGATGTAGTGCTCTGAGGTTCGGTAAAAATAACGGCTTTATCAGATTTGGTGCTTCCTGTTTCACGGAACCACACATGAGAAGCTGCTGCAGATGATGGGGCATCTACATAAACATTGCCTGATTTGGAAGTGATATCAGCACCCTTGATATTACCAGCCAAGTCAATAGAACCGGCACCGGTCTGGGCACCTGACATAGTAAAATTACCAGTTAAAGTGTAATCACCTGTCTGAATATAATTTCCATTATGAGTAATATTACCGTCGACTTGTCCGCCTTTAGCAAATCCGAGGTCGATAATATTTCCAAGGTCGTCTTTAGTAAAAAGTGTTCTATCTTTTAAGTTTATAGCCAATTCACCTTCGGCTAATACTGAAGCAGCAGGACGTGCACCTGCGGTTTTGCTTCTTTTAAATTGTATTTGTTTTAAAGTAGCCATAAGTCCTCTTAATAATAGCCGAAATCTTGAACAGAATCCTTAATTACGATTTGGTCAAATCGTGGAACGTGTGAAGGTTGAGATGCAGGATTCTGCGAGAAAAAGTTTGGCGCTGTTAAATTACCTGTCATGGTGTCACCAGACCGTAGCACCCTAGAGTTTGCATTTGCCGTAACAGTATTTATTGCTCCATCAACATAGTCCTTTCTAGTAAGGTCATTCGCTGCTATAGGAGCAGCCGCATCACTTTTTACTTGACCTGATGCTGACACAGCACCCTTTGTGCTAATATCACCATTACGTGTATTAATTACTACAGTTCTACCCGCTGTTCCTTGTGATGATTTAAAACCAATACCATACCACGAAACAATATCCATATTTGTAGTATCATACGTGGCATTATCACCAGAACCAGCAAAAATACCGTTGTCACCTGACCCTGCGCCAGGAACAGTCATTCCTTTATTAAAAATTACCTTATTTAAATAAGTACCACCATTAGCTTTAGAAACGAAATCGTTATCAGCAGCTTGTGGTTTATTATATTCTGAATATATTTTAAATGATTTATAGAGTACATCGTCACCGGCTGGATAAAATGGAAAATTTCCTTGATGCCAAATGACAGAGCCTCCGATTGTTGAACCTACTTTTAAATCAGCCGTTGTATGCCCCTTTATTTTAATAGTATTTATAAAGAAAAAAGGGAACCCGAAGGCTCCCTCAATTTATACTTCTCTAAATTCTTGCCCAAACACTTTACCAGTTTTAGACGATGCTTGCGTAGGAAGTACCATTATATCCGGAGGTGAAGCAGATTCACAGATATAATTAACACGAATACCGTTGACGCCAAATTCAGCAGGTTTTGAAATGCCGCCATTTCTTGATACTTCAGAAAAGCTTAAATTTCTCATGCCGCCTTGACCAGCTTTAGCAGTTCTCTGTGCGTATATAGTAAATCCTACTGCGTTTTCTGGAACAACTACATAATCTTCCTTTAATTCCCAAGACCCAGCTTGTCCAGTAAACTCAGCTTGTGTCGAGGAAATATATCCGTTAGATGCATTATAAAAACGGATAGATATATTTGTTGTTCCAAGAGCAAGTAAATCGGCATCAGCATATAACTGAGCTTTAAGATAAAGAACGTCACCAGGAATTAAATTATAATCAGAGAGTTTACTTATAGCAGCTGAAGTTGGCAATCGCGCAATTTCATTATTAGTTCCGCCAACTGCCGACATAAATTGATTAACGCTTTCATACGTTCTTCTTGGAAATCCGGTAGCTCCAACGTCTTCTAAACTGTCAAATACAACATCTAAAATAGTTTGATAATCATCTGTTCTTTTTCTATTACTTAGTTTAACATGCTCTAATGCAATAGCTCTTTTAGAAGAAGTGTAAAAAGCAGCATATGATACGTCGAATCTTGACAATACAGAATCAGATGGAAAAGCAGACGTTCCTGCGGTTCTTATCCAAGATACTACTTCAGGAGGAAAATTAACTTTTCCGTTAGTTAATATAGCAACAAGTCTATTGCTTGAAATAGAATTCATGAAACTAACAAAAGCAGCTGATGTAGTATCATCTGAAGTCGAAAAAGCATATGACTTACTATCAACTAATGCTCCGGTGGAAGGGTCAAAAACTCTTAAATGAAGACCTGCATTAAATGTTTGATTTCCGACAGGATTATCCTGAAATTTAACGTATGGTCCTGCTGTAGAAAGCGGGCAAGAACCCGCTATACTTATTTTGTATCTTACTGAATTACTTTCCGATAAAAATGGCGTTTGGACGTATCCTTGTCCAAACTCTGCCATAAATTTTTCCATAATACCTCTTATTCAACCCATTCAAATTTAACCGTTTTATTCACTGGGTCAGGAATAATGCGAACATTACCAATTCGTAAGAAATCACGAATAGTAAGATTCCCCATTGTAGCATTATCAGATGGTAAAGCACCGATATCAGATGGTTGAGGAGGGTTACCTCCGTCAAATACCTGAACAAAACTTGACCAAGAGTTTTTGGTTTTCTGCCATGTACGTGTCCAGCGAGTGGTACGCGCTTCTGGCGTCGTTGGATAAGTAATCCAATCTTGGTAAAGCGAATCAAGTGTGTTACCAAACTGAGTCAGTGTACCAGGAGATTTAACTTCTTCGCCACGTTCTAAGTACGGAAGCCCAGTCACTTCATTAGTTTTTTCAACCATTTTAAAATAACCCGGGAACTGGTTATAAGTGGCTGAATCATTAATATCGATTGACCAGAATCCTACAGTATCAGATGTTGGCGCACGGGTATATAAATCAGATGTTTTAGTACCCTGAGAACGAATTCTCGAGTTAACAGTCAAACCGCCTGAATTTATAGTAGCACCTTTAGCAATAATTAAGCTTTCGCCAATCGTTACTTGGCCAGATGCATTATTAATAGCTAAAGGACGCAATCCATTAAATCCACCAGTCTGATCACCCGGTGCAGTAAGCATAAAATTCGTTACTGACCCGTCATTCCTGATAAAGAATCCGTAATCACCGTTTATTGCTCTAAAAGCATTTGCAGACTTGCTAATGAATTCACCATTGGCTGTAACTGAACTACCAAATGTTGCTACACCATTCGCAGTCAATGCGCCTGAAGCATTCACATTTATCGGTGTTACTGTACCGTTGATATTAAATGTTATATTTCCAGCTTTATTGCGTTGAGAATAAAAATGATTAGACGTTTCATCACCAACTTCAAATACAGTAGAACGTGTTGTATCTGATTCCCCACTAAATTGATTACCCCACACTCTGATAGTCATCGTCTGTGCTGGGTTAGTTCCAGTTTGAGGTCCTTTCTCAAAAATCAGACGAGTTGCCGTTCCAGAGTTAGAAATAGTTAATGTACTATTTGCCGAAACTGAACCACCAAACGTAGCAGTACTAGATGATACAAGAGGGGCACTCAGATTCGTTTGTTGGGTTAAGGTTAGTGAACCATTAACCGTCTGTGCAATATCCCTACGAATGAACTGAGATGAATCTAGACCATCTAATAAATTCGTGTCAGCAGCTTTTGCTTTTAACGGTAAATAATTTGCTAATACACGGTTTAATTCATATGGCGATACTGCATAGCTATTTTTCTCGTATAGCTCTAAGTCCTGTGTAGAACCAACTGTATCATTACCAACGAATGTAATTGAACCGGATGAAGTTTTAACAAAACCTCTTATCGCAGTAGTAGCTGCCCAAGTAGGTTCACTCTGCACAATCCATTTTAAATTTTTTGGAGATACAGCAGTATTTGCTGACGTTCCAGTTACAGTTTCAGACTGAGTTGCAACTTTAATAACACCTTCTTGCGATTCGGTAGATTTAGTACCTAAAAGCTTTTTAGGAGTTATTAAAACATTATCTAATGTTCCTGCAGCAGCTTCAACTTGTGTAGCTACACGAAGTGTACCACGCTGTGTCTCATTTGCTTCAAGAATATTAAGGGTATAATGGTCCCAGAGAGTTCCTGATTCAACTAATCCAGATAGAGCAACAACAGAAGTACGATCAGTACTATTAAATCTAGTTTTAATTTTTAATGGTGTAGAGATACGAGTATCGTCGACGCCTGCGTCGAATTCAACTTGCGTAGCAATTTCAGCTATACCACTTAAACTTTCAGTTGCTCTACGGTCATTTAAAGTTTTAGGAGTGACTGCACGAGTATAATCAGTTCCTGTATTAACTTCACTTTGCGTAGCAATTTCAATTAAACCAATTCTTGCATCAGTTGATGTCTTTTTATGTAACGTTTCTGGCGTTACAACAGCATTTGCCCATCCTTGCTGACTTTGTCCAGCAATTACTTCACTTTCAACTGCTAAAATTACTGCACCTTGCTGTGTTGGAGTAGCTTTATACTGATCCAAAGCTTTAGGTGAAACAACTAAATTATTAGTGTTTTTATTATAAACATTCGTACCATTTAATTCACGGCTAGAAGATGGAGTAGCACCTGCAGTAGATACAAAAGTTACAATACCAGATAATGATTCAGAACCTTGACGAGCTTGAAGCTTTTTAGGAGTAATGATTGTAGTATCATCAGTACCTGTATTAGTTTCTTGCTGCGTAGCAATTTCTGCAACACCTCTGCGAGTTTCTGTAGCAGTTCTTTCATTCAACTTTTTAGGAGTGATGATAATATCGTCAGCAAAAGAGAATGTGGTGTTCTGATTCACTTGAGCAGTAGTTGCTATTCTTGCGATACCTCTGCGAGTTTCAGTAGCAGTACGATTAGCTAACGTTTCTGGAGTAATTGCTAATTCTTTTTGTGGAGAATTTTCTAAATCGACATTAGCTTGAGCTTGTGTAGCTAAAGCAATTACGCCTAATCTTGCTCTAGTAGAATCATTTAAAGAGTCTACTCTTTCTACGGTTGGAACATTTTGTTGCACAACCCAGTATTTTCCATCAGAATCTTCTATATAAGCAAGTTGTAAAACTGGAACATAATTAGTTTCACCATTAAAAACTAATTCTTGAACTGTTACCCATTCAGCCTCAGGTGGATATTCTGAGCGTTTTGGGAATTGCAGCAATTGAACTGAAGAAGCAATTTTATCTTCACCTGCAGCTTTGATTTTAACTGTTTGTCCTTTTCTCATGTAATTCATGGAAATTTTAACAGTATCACCAACAGAAATATCAGTCGGAAGCTGAAGTTCAATTGTCTGAGCTGTTCCGTTATTCGCACCAAATACCATAACTTCTTCATTTGGACGAATATTAGAATTAGTTGTTATAATACGTAAACGTGCTTTACTATCCCCGTCAAACAATCTCCACAATTTTTCATTATCATCATACATCAAGAAACCGTCAATCGATGTACGACCTTCAATGGAGTGAGTTCCAACTTCTTGTACTGAAGTCGTTTCATCGTATGTAGTAACAATTGTATGATAAAGAGGATTTAATTTATCCAAATCGACGAAATTAATAATATCGCCATGATTAGCAAATCTCGGAAGTTTAACATTAATCGGTGCAGCAGAAGTAAATCTACGTACGATAAAATCGTTAGATTGCGCTTGATATGCAGTCGATGGAGTAACAATTGCAGCTTCTCTGCTATAATCAGCAACATACATTTGCCACAAACGGTTATTAAAAATGAATACCATCTGTGACTTTGGATGAGTCATTAAAACTGAACGTACCTGTTCACCTCTAAAATTGACAATACTCTGATTTGAAGAATTTATTTTAACCTGATTTATGCCAGGTTTTCCACCGATATCTTGAATTATTATGGTTTCTCCATCAAGCGGAGAAGGTGGTAAAGTAAACTCAATGTCATTGCCAACTGATGTATCTACTGAAATTGCTTCTCCGGATTTTAATTGATATGGTCCAGATGATACGGTTGTATATACGGCATCAGTACGTAATGCTTTCCAACGAATTCTATTAAAATTTCCAGCAGGTTTTGGAATATTATCCGTTGCTGCCCAAAAACGATTATTATAAATGATTACAAAATCTTTTAAATATCCACGAGTTGGATCATATTGCTGAACTGTGTTTTCTTGAATTAAGTAATCAACGTTAACACCGTCAGTTCCTACGGTACGATCAGCTAAAGCTACGTTGATTATTTTATCACCACCTGCGTCCAGACCATCTTCTGCTCTGAACTTTCTTTTAATCTCGGCCATTCTCCCGGGCTCCTATTGTGTTTTCAATAATAAGTATTTATACTTGTTTACTTTAAGATTCGGATGGTATAATAGAAATCTCACTAATTGAACGAGGTTCATATGGATTTAGAAATGATGCTGGATGAAGA